GTAAAGCTCCATCTGATACATCAGAAGCTTCTGTCCAACCTGAATCGTTTAGACCGTCTGCAACAGTAGCAGAAACAACTGCATTCTTCCAATAAGCTACATCTGAATCTGTGTATACAGCATTCATTGTATATTTACCACCCCAAGTTCTTGCATCAGCATTGCCGTCTAATTGTTTGTTAGAATAAGTAATACCAGCTTGGTCACCTGCAGAATCACCAACATCTTGTATAATCTGTACAGAAGTATTTACTCTAATTTCGTTTGCCATTATCTACCTTCTCTTTGTTTTTCTATTTCTATTTTATCTACACCTATCAATCTTAATGCTTCTACAAATTGTGCATTTATCATAGCATATTGTTTTTCATACCAGTTGTATTCTACAGTAGCTATTTGTAATGCTGACTGAAATTCTTGTACTTTCTGTTGTAAGTTTGCGTTATACTCTTGTACTTCTTTACCTACTTCTGTTCTGTATGAATTTATATCTTGTGAAAACTTTGATAGTTCATTACTATTGTCAGCTATAATTGCTTGCATGGTTTGTATTGCATTCTGTAATGCTAAAGCTTGGTCCTGTGCTTTGTTAGCAATATCTACTTGTGTTGCTTGTCTTGCATCTTGTTGTGCTTTAGCTAAATCAATTCTTGCTTGTTCAATATTGCTTTGTAAATCGCTGTTATGTTTTTGTACTTCACCTTGTACACTAGCTTGATACTTTACATTCTCTTTATTGAACTCATTTAATTCATTCTGTATATCTGCTCTAAACTTGTCTATATCAGCTCTTACTTTAGTAGAGTATATACTTAATTCTTTTTGCGTACTCTGTTGATATGCCTGAACTTCTTTTTGAACATTTTGTGAATATTTTTGTATATCATTAGAGTATTCTTGTATTTCCTGTGCTTCTTTAGCAGATGTCAATTCTGCATCTTTAATAGACTTTTGTAGCTCTGCTCTATAGCTTTCTACGCTTTCATTGAAGTTTGCTATTTCATTCTGTATATTAGATTGATATTGGTCTACTTCATTGTTTAGCCTACCAAGCTGTAATTGTGCTAACTCTGTATCTTCATCTGTTTCTAAAAATGTTTCAAACTGACTCATATCTACTGTCAATACAGGTGGAATAAACTGTGGTACAGCTTGTGAAAAACTTACACTTGCTGAACCTACTGTTATATCAGCTGGTGCACTAGCACTTATGTTTAAATCAGGTAATCCTAGTGTAGTCAATGTAAGACTTGGTTTTGTATACGTTGGTGCACTTGTATCTACATCTATCTTAGCTGGAGTTACTCCAAGAGATACTGTAGATTGAGTTGTGCTTGAAGCGTCTGCATTTGTAGCAGCTGAATAGCTTACTGTAGTTATTGCTGGACTTACAGGAGCAATTGCAGATATAGATAAATCACTTACATTCAATGCTGATACAGATGAATGCTTAGCGTTCATTAATCTTGCTATTGCATTTCTTGAAGCATATAACACTACAGCATTTGTTGCTTCTTTTGGAAAATTGTCTATTGTAGAATCTGTAGCTGCTATTGTAAAGTCTTCATTAATTTTTACTAGCTTACTATCATTTGAAGATGCACTTGCTGGTAATGTATAAATTCTTTTGTTTTCTAAATAATATGCTGGGTCAGAGCTTGTAGCAAATTCCATATAGTTAGAATCTGATGCTCTACCAGATTGACTAGCATGGATTTCTCTACAAGGCATTAGCACATCACTATTATTTTCGTCTTTTCTTAAAACGTGTAATATTTTAGTATCTTCTATGCCTTGAAAACTTGTAAACTCTTGTATTTCAGACATTCTATCTAATAAAGCCATAGGTAAAACATCAATGATTTCTCTAGCACCAGCAACAAGCCAGTCTGCTATAGCAACATCGTCAGTACTACCAAAGCCTGTTAAATCATCTATTCTTGTTTTGAAATCAGCCATTACTTACCTTGTCCTCTATATTTTTTCTTATAATGTTTACTACTCATCTTATTTCCAAACTTTGTATTTACGCTCATACCTTGTCTTGTTTTCTTTTTTCCGTTGCTATGTCTAGCTTGTGGTCCAAAACTTGGTCTTGCCATTATGCTCTCTTCTTTCCATTTCTTTTTCTAGCAAATGTTCGCACATTTGTAGGCTTTCCCCCTACTCCTTGCTTTTTTGCTCTCTTTCTTCTTACAGCACTCTTTTTTTGTGAGGCTGTCATACTTGCTGCTTTAGAAGCTGGTACACACTTAGGATACTTTCTTTTACTACCTTTAGCAGATTTACGACCACACTTCTTGTGTCCACCACCTTTTTTCTTAGAACCTATATCTACCCAGTTCTCACTAAACCACTTTCTAAGTCCACCTCTGTACGCCATTAATATTTACCACCACGCTTTTTATACTCTCTAACTAACCATGCGTTAGCATAAGCTGAAGGGTAAACATCAAACTTGCGTTTAGCAGCTGATTTTACCCTTGAGTATAAAGCTTTATTTTTAGGAGTCGGTTTACTACTTCTTTTTCTTTTTGTTGACTTTCTTTTTTTTCTTGCCATACTTCTTTTTAGTTACTGTCTTTGCGTACATTTTATGTCCCTATAATTTACTTCCACTTAATAAGTGAGTTTATCTTCTTTTCTCTATCTTTCGCATTTTTTTTCTGCGTCTCTTTTATATGGTCTCCCATATTCTTAGAGCCAAAACTAATTTGGTCTTTTCTAATAGCTGTAGCCATAGGAGTATCTCTTACAACAAACTGTGTACTCCACTTTGATGGATGTGCACGTTTACCACAAGAAGAACAGTTAAACATACCTTCTGGGTTTGGTGTACTACAATGTTGACAATTCATCTATTAAGTATATAAAATTATGTATGCCACTCTTGTTGCATCAAGCTTTACTGCCTCTGTTGATACAATAGTATTATCAGAAAGAGTTGCTACAAATGTTTTAATATCATTTGCTAATGAACCAGACTGACTGTCTGCTTTTACACTTAAGTCATTAATAATAATCTTTACATTAGCTCCACTATAATCTGCCATTTTATTCTCCTGTTATTTTAAAATTCTTTTAAGCTTTTGGGAGAGCGTTTAAACGCCCTCCCCAGTAGCTTAGACTGTTGTATTATGATATAGTAATATGTGCTACATCATGTGCTACAGCTTTTGCAAAGAAATTTACTCCGTTGCAAAATAATTCAACTGTGTCACCTAATTCAGCACCACTAATAAATACGATTTCATCAACTGCTGTTGAATCTGTAGAATTACCAGTTCCACCATCTGCTCCAACTGTCATACCAATAATGGTATCTTCAGCTGTATCATTAGCGATAGTTACTGCGTTTGCAGCTTTTACTGATAAAACTAGCTTAGCATTCCAACCAGCACCTGCTGTAGCTGCTAAAGGTAAAGTAATCTCATAGGCAGATGCCTGATTGATTCCGAATACTTTTCCTGAGTCAGCTGCAGTTAAAGTTCTAGCTGCTGCAATCTCTTCGTATTTTAGTTTGAAGTCACTAACACCACTATTTTGTTCTAAATATGCATTTCTAGCCATGTTATACTCCTTCCACGTTGATTAAGTAATGAGATTCTGGTAAGCATACCTCAAGACCTGCTTCTGTTAGAATCATGTCTTTTCTCAAGTCTTCATCTGCACTTTGTACATTTGTCATAACTTGAGTATCTCTATTAATACCGTTACCAACTAATGGTCTGTAATATAATTTACTCATATCAGCCATCATCATTAATCCAGATGAGTGTCCTCTAAACAATGGTTCTTTAACCATGTATACAGAACCGTGGATAGTGTTGATTTCCATTAACTGGTGACCAAACTGTCCTGATAGTTCATCCATGTTTAATCTGTACTGTGAGCCGTTTGTTGAGTTTTCAGCAAATCCTGCTCCACCCATTTTGTTGAAGTAAGAAATAACTGGTAGAGAAGCTAATGCTAATCTTTCGTTACTTCCACCTCTTGCTGGGTCAAATAGTACTTCAAAGTCACCTAATAGTGCATCATAAGTTAATTCAGCTGGAGCATAAGTTTTAGCGTATGCTTTACCTGATTCATATTCTAAAGCTGCATCTCCAGCTTTAAAAGTACTGTTTTTAATGATGTGTCCTACTAGACCTTCTGAATATTGAATACCATCTACTCTTGCTTTTTGATTAAAAAGCATAGCTCTTTCAATATCGATTTTGTGTTCTCTCATTTTCATAGCTAACACTCTTTCAAATTCGTTTGAATATCCACGAAGTTGAGTTGCATATGCAGTGTTTGTAACCTCAGCAGCAGTTTTGAAGATTTGAGTATATCCAAATCCATCGTCAATGCTTTCTGAGAATACGTCTGGAGAACCAGAACCTTCTGCGTATGCTGAACCGATTACTTGACATCTGTCTTCGTCGGCTATGCTGTTTGAACCAGACGCACCTGATACAGAAATACATTTAGCTGTAAAAGAAGAATCTGCACCATTATCTGATACTGCTGATTCTACTCTTAAGATTGCATTTCCATAACCTGCTGTGTCTGCTAATCCAACAGTTCTCACTGCAACTACCATTCCTTTTACTAGGAAGTCTACAGATGCCCCACCTGATGTAGCTGTTTCCACAGTTACATTATAGTTAGTACCTGCTACTACAGTGCCTACAGCTCCTTTAATGAAGAACTCTCTACTTGTATAACTAATCTTTGACCTATCTTCAAGATAACGGAACAAAGAGTCGTCAGTAGGAAGTTTAGCTGTTTTTGATAAGTACACGAAGAATGGTGATTCTTCAGGTGCTAATTCAGCGATTCTATCACTGAAGTTAAACAGTCTTCTTTGGTCAGGAGCAACACCAGTGCCTACTGCACCAGTTGCTGTAGTGGAAGCAGTAAGATTACTTGCTTTAAGTTGTCCACTTGTTATTGCCATTTTATTTCCCCTTTACGATTTTATTTTTTAATATTGCCACGTATAGAATTAGGGTTACCTGCTTTCATAATATTGGACCACATATTGTCCTCATCAGATTTCTTAGGAGGTTGTCCACCTTGAACTAGTCCAGCTGATTTTGGTCGTTGTTGTGTTCGCTTTACGCTTTCAATATTCTGATTTAACTGTGGTAAACCATTTTTATTTGTATTCCATACATTGAACAATGTGTCTAGAGGTAGTTGGTCTTTAGGTTTTGTTACAAACTCTACAAACTCTTCTGCATCACTATTAGATAGCTTAAACTCTGACTGTGCTCTCATTCTAAGAGAATCAACTTGACGTTGTGCCTCTAAGCGACCCATATAGTCACTCATTCTAGAACTTACAGCGTCATCAATTTCTTGCTGTCTTAATGCATAGGATTTACTGTTTGGGTTTGTATACGCATCCCAAGGATTAAACTCCTCTTCATTTATCTTTATTTCTTTGTCCTGTCCTTTACCCCCTGTTAAGTGGCTTCTAACAACGTCTACCAGTTCAGGATTATCCTGAAATAGCTTTGCTACTGGTTTTACCTTGTCTAACTCAGCCTGAGCTTTGTCATACATAGACTGGAATTTACGTACATCATCTTCTTGTGGTACGTCGGAACTCAAATCCTGTTGACTCTCTGGCTCACTTATAACATTATTTTCAGAAGTTTCAGAACCTTCTAAAGTTTCATTTTCATTTATATATTCGTCACTCATTTTATTTCCCTTCGATGTGCTGTTTATTGTTCACCAATATCTTCTGACAGTAATGAATTTATTCCAGCCTGCACCTGTTGTTCTTCTTGACGTTTGCTTCTTTCTGTATTTACCTTCTGTTGAGCCTTTGCCCCAGTAACCACTTTATTCAGGTCAGTCTTAAATTTCTGAACCTCAACACGTTTTCTGTCAGACATAGACTCTCTCTGGGCAGTCTGTAAATCTCCAGAAAGAACTTTTATTTGGTCTTGTAATTGAGCTATGACTTGCTGTGCTCTCTGAATTTCTCCAGTACGCTGCAAGACACCTTCTTTGTCAAAGATTTCCGATTTCTTTAACGCTTCAGTTCTGTCAATTAACCCTAGCTGAAATGCTTCTAAATACATTTGATATTCAGCGTGCTTGTTATTTGGCATTGTTGAGCCAGATACAACACGAACATCAAACTGTCCAGAAGTAATATCATTTTCTATTTTGACCAATTCTTTTGTTTTATCATCATACATTCTATTGTTAATAGCAAATTGTGTTATGTCATTATTAGGTTGTACAATTCTAAACTTCTTCTCAAATGTGTAATGTTCTTTAGACATTTGATATAAAACTTTCCCAAGTTGCTGTAATCCCATTTCTATGTCACGCAACTTAGAAGCACCACGACCTTCTCCCATTTGTGCTAACAACATTGTTCCACGAACACTGCTTGGAGCACCTTCTTTAAATCCTTGTAATAACTCTGGAACACCAAAGTTTAAATCAATATAACGCTCTACTTGATTGATAAGAGCATAGAACTGACTTGTCAAAGGTTGTGGAGAAGGAAAATGTGGTTCTCCAAAACTTGGGTCGTATTCAATTACAGCATTAGGATTAGCCCAATCTTTCTCAAGTTGTGAAATACTTTCCACACTTCCTTGTGGTACTAATAGTTTTAGACCAGCAGAAGTTTGAGCATGAGATAATGCAAGAGAGAATAGCTTATTCAGCAATCTTTGCATATCTTTAACTTTATTCACATCTGATTTAGGATATGGCGTATTAGTCCATATATTTGGTATAGGAACGATAGGATAAGTATCAGTGTCCAATATAGTTTCATATAAAAGGACTTGCCCTAATGATGCTGTAACTTTAATTCTTGTTTGTGGTATTTCTACAAAAGCGTATGTATTATTGTTAAACTGAACTTCATTTTCAGCAGCAAATATCTGAAACGCTTCTTGACTCATAATTGATTCAGTATTGTTTTGTTGGTCGGCTACTCTGTAGTATGGAACTCTAACTTTGCTGAAACGTTCAATAATACGATAACGTTGTGCTATTGTACTTTCATAATCTTTATCTTCTACTTCAGCAGGAGTAAACACGTTTTGTGAGTTCTTTTGCTGAGAGTCAGGGTAATCATCATAATAATCAGACATATTGTGTGTTTCAATATTAGGTAGAAACTCTTCTACGTCTGGGTATAAATCTAATAATTGTTCTTTGGTTAGTATTGTAGACAATAAAATATTTGCAGCATCTTTAAAATACCTGTCTCTAGAAGCAGGGTCTACGTACACTCTAAATGGATTTACGTGTGTGAACATTACTTCACCTCTACCATAATCTGCTTCTGGCTCTATATAAGCATAAAAGTAACCAATACCAGCAGTAGCATAATCGTGTACAGCTTGTTTGAAGTGATGCTGCCCATCGGATATATCATAGATATATTCTAATAACGTTCTCCACACATTTGCTAATTTTGTGTCTGAATCTTCTCTAGCAGTAACACCAAACTTTACAGGTCGTGATGTCATTAATGATTTTAACTTATCAATGGCTGCGTAAATTCTGTCAATCGTAAAGTCAGCTTGACCAATAGATTGTAATATTTCTGATTCTTCAGCTGTATAATGATTACCTAAAGTAAAATCAATCGCATCTCTAGCTTCTACATCCCAATCTCTTCTTGCTTCAGCGTATCGTTGAAAAATCTCTCTATTTTCTCTTGCTTTAGAATCTTCTTGAATTTTTGACATTATTTAACCTTCATTTGTTGTCTGCGTTTTCTATCTTCCTTGATAGCTTTTTCTTGTTTCATTACGCCTCTTGATGGTACATAGTCTACTTTGCCTGCATCTCTTTGAGCATTATACTGCTGTCTTCTTTCGTTTTCAGATTTAACAGTAAATCTCTTCATAAAGTCTTTTGTTTTTTTATTGGTAAAATTGTAAAGTCTTCTACCTAAACCTTGTGTATCTATTTTCATGCTTTCTCCATATATGGTTTTAAAAACTCATTATAAAATTCTTTATTTCTACCAAGCTTTTGTCTTTTACCCTCTGTATCTACAAACACTCTCTCATACTGCTTAAAGCCTGGTCTACCTGGGTCATCCTCTATTGCACCTTCAACATTGTTTTTCATTAAATGTTTTGCAGTAGTTGGGAACTTTTTTAATCCTCCCAAGTTAAAACAGAAGTCAGCTAAGGCGTATTTCAGCCTATCGTCTACTTTAGTCCATTTTTCATTCTTGCTAAGGCAGTAGTTCTTTGCTTTTAATAAAGATACTTGTGCTTCATGCCATAGGAGGTCTTCTACCTCTTTTTCACTTAAACCTGTTTTTTCAAATGTATTCTGTTCTTCAAGCGTTTTTAGCTTGTATCCATACCCAATAGTTTTTAATCCACCTTCAGGTGAATCGTATGGAAAAAATTTGTCCCCTACTTTGTTTGCGTACCCTTCTACCCTTTTTAAGTAGCCTAGGTAATCTTCTATTTTATATTCAGATACCATAACCCTCTGTAATTTAAAACAGCCCAATGGTCGAAATCTCATATTTTTAATCCTGTCATCCAATTTATTTTTGTACGTGCTTGCGTAGGAAAATCATCAGGTCTTTCGTACTCATCGTTTTGAATAGCTTTACTTCTAGGAGGCTTTGCAAAGAAATCTGCATAATACAATCCATCAAGCAAGTCATCATGCTTTCCTTTAGGAAATTCAAAGATTTCATCTATTAGCTCAGAGTGTTCTTTTCGTATGTAAAGCTTCTTAGAATTGATAACACTACCCAAGGACATCTCTAGCCTGTCTTCTTTTTTTATACCATGTGGAGGTCTTACCCCCTTGTTAATACCAGGAAGTAGTCTTTTTTCTTTTCTAGCCATACGTTCTACC